ATGGGAATTGAAGATGATTTTTACTGCACACTTAAATTAAAAACAGGTGAAGAGATCTTTGCTAAAGTAGCAGCCTCTGAAGAAGAAGATAGAACTATGTTGATAGTTAGTAATCCAATTATTGTAAGTGAGATTAAAACAAAATTAGGTGTTGTTGGATATAAATTAGAACCTTGGTTAAAAACTACAACAGATGATATGTTTATTATTAATTTGGAGGATATTATTACAATGTCTGAGTCTTCTGATGTAGAAATGATAGTAATGTATCAAAATTATATACGTCAAGGAATAAAGAATGATTCAAGTAATCATTCTCAAATTAATCGTAGAATGGGATACATTGCTAATGTCAATGATGCTAAAGAGATCTTAGAGAAGCTTTATAAGAATAGCTAAAGCTAATCTTTTGAACCTCCACAAAGGTAATTGTACATGGTTTGAAGTACCTTGTCAAGCATTTACATAAATGGTATAATCTATACATAATAATGATAAAAACTTATGATTACCACAGCAGTCATGACCAAAAGAAAGAGGTCAGAGCATTACGTCAATAACAAAGAATTTCTTGCTGCTCTAATTAAGTACCGCGAAGATAAAGAAATCGCTGAGATCCAAGGAAAACCAAAGCCTCCCATTCCACGCTACATCGGAGAGTGTTTCCTAAAGATTGCTAATCACCTATCATTTAAACCTAACTTTGTCAACTACATGTTCAAAGAGGACATGATTTCTGATGGTATTGAAAATTGTGTTCAGTATATTCACAATTTCAATCCAGAGAAGTCACAAAACCCTTTTGCATACTTCACTCAAATCATTCATTACGCTTTCCTCCGCAGAATCCAAAGAGAGAAGCGTCAATTGGAAATCAAAAACAAAATCCTTGAGCGTTCTGGGTACTCTGAAGTATTTGCAGATGATAACAATATTGACGGTGGGAACTATTCTGATTTTAATTCAATAAAAGATAATATTCACCAAAAACTTAGATACTAACTATAAATATATTATTTTATAAATATTTATATAGTTATAGTTAATTATGAATATTCATCCAAGACAATATGCAATAGAAAATAATCAATCTACTTATAATGGAAAACCATGTAAAAAATGTGGTAATACTCTTAGATATACTTCCATGACTGGGTGTGTATCTTGTACTAGAGAAAATTCTTCTTTTAGAAATAAAGCAGGGATTCAAAAAGAATACATTCAAAAAAATAGAGAAAAAATAAATTCTTATAATAGAAAGGCATATCATTCATTAACACCGGAAGAAAAGAAGAAACGTAATAGAGCACAACAGGTATCACTATATGGGTTGACTTTGGAACAGTATGATGCTATGCTTATTGAGCAAAAAGGTGTTTGTGCAATTTGTGGTTGTCCAGAAACCAATCCCAAAAAATCTAATATGTGTATAGACCACGATCATAATACAGGTAAAGTCCGATCATTATTGTGTGATAGATGTAATAGAGGTATTGGTGTTTTTTGTGATAATATTGAACTTCTTGAAAAATCTATTCTTTATTTAAAAAATCACAAATGAAAGTTTGTATAATTTCAGACCAGCATTTCGGTGCCAGAAAGAACTCTAAACTCTTTCATGATTATTTCCTAAAGTTCTACAATGACATTTTTTTCCCGACGCTGGAACAGTACGGGATAACAACTGTTATTGATATGGGAGATACTTTTGATAGTCGTAAAGGTATTGATTTCTTTGCTCTTTCTTGGGCAAAGAATAATTACTATGATCGTCTCCAAGAAATGAGAGTAAAAGTTCATACAATTGTGGGAAATCATACTGCGTATTATAAAAATACTAATCATGTAAATGCAGTTGATCTACTATTGCGCGAGTATGATAATGTAACAGTATATTCTGATCCAACTGAAGTGCTGTTAGATAATCTTAAAACACTTTTTATACCTTGGATTAATCAAGAAAATGAAGAAACAACTCTCAAACTCATTCAAAAGACATCTAGCAAAGTTGCGATGGGGCACCTTGAACTCCAAGGATTTAGAGTTAATCGACAAATCATCATGGAGCATGGTTTGGAGAGCAAACTATTTGAGAAGTTCGAACGTGTCTTCTCTGGACACTATCACACTCGATCGACTAACGGAACAGTCTTTTATCTAGGAAATCCTTATGAAATTTATTGGACTGATGTAGGTGATACGCGCGGGTTCACTATTTTTGATACTGAAACCTTAGAGCACGAGTATATTGACAATCCTTATAAAATGTTTCATAACATTTATTATGAGGATACAAATTATCAGACTTTTGATTCACGAGAGTATGAAAATAAAATTGTAAAAGTAGTTGTTCGCAAAAAATCAGATACTAAAAAGTTTGAAAAATTTATTGATAAACTTTATGCATCTAATGTTGCAGAACTTAAAGTGATTGAAAATTTTGATATTCAAGAATCTGAAGATTTTGAAGCATTTGAATCTGAAGATACACTTTCAATCCTGAATAGATATATTGAGGAGGCAGAAGTTAATCTTGATAAATCAGTAGTTCAAAAACTACTTCAAGAAGTATATCAAGAGGCATGTGAACTGATTTAATGTTTATTCTAACGATCAATGGTAGAGAAAAGGAAGGCGCATATTCTGTAATGAACGATGAAGGTGAGCATATCCTTTATTTGTTTCAAGAGGAAGATGATGCTACGAGATATGCCATGATGTTAGAAGAAGATGGATACCCAGAAATGCATGTAATTGAAATAGAAGATCATGTAATGATAAAAACTTGTGAACTTCATGATTATCAATATACTATAATAACCCCAGATGATATTGTTATTCCTCCAAATAATGTGACTTATGATTTTATTTAAAACTATAAAATGGCGTAACTTCTTAAGTACTGGCAATCAATACACAGAAGTAGATTTTACAAAAAATAAAACAAATCTAATCATAGGTTCTAATGGAGCAGGAAAAAGTACTGTTCTTGATGCACTTACTTTTTCTTTGTTTGGCAAACCATTTCGTAAGATTAATAAACCACAACTTATTAATTCTGTAAATGATAGAGATTGTAGAGTTGAAGTTGAGTTTGATATTGGTAATATTTCTTGGAAAGTAGTAAGAGGTATTAAACCAAATATTTTCGAAATTTATCGTGATGATTCTCTTTTGGATCAATCATCAGCAGCATTGGACCAACAAAAATGGTTGGAACAAAATGTTTTAAAAATGAATTATAAGTCTTTTACTCAGATTGTAATTCTTGGGTCTAGCACTTTTGTTCCTTTCATGCAACTTTCAGCTGCTCATCGTCGTGAGGTGATTGAAGATCTTCTAGATATTAAGATTTTTTCTTCTATGAATCTTGTCATTAAAGAAAAGATTCGTTCTATTAAGGATGAAATAAAAACTTTTGAATTGAAGAAAGAATCTCTCAGTGATAAAGTTAAGATGCAGAAAGAGTTTATTGAAGAACTTGAAAACCGTGGAAATGCCAACATAAATGCCAATAAAGAAAAGATTGCCAATTTAGATGAAGAAATTGGTAATTATACTCGGGAAAACGAGTCCGTAGAAGAACCTCTTAGAGTACTTATTCGTGAGCAAGATGCTATCACAGGATATGCAGAGAAACTCCGTAAATTGGGAAACCTTAAAGGAAAGATCTCTCAAAAAGTATCTATGATTACTAAAGAGCATAAGTTCTTTAGTGAGAATACGGTCTGCCCCACCTGCACACAGTCAATTGATGAAGAGTTTAGAATAAATAGAATTACAGACGCTCAAAATAAAGCAAAAGAGTTGCAATCTGGTTATAAAGAACTAGAGGAGGCAATTAAAGAGGAGGAAGAGCGAGAGCGTCAATTCAATACTCTATCGAAGGAGATTTCAAACTTAACGAATGGCATTTCTCAAAACAATATTAAGATTAATGGATTGCGAAGGCAAATCAGAAATCTTGAACAAGAAATTCAAGTTCTTACCGAGAACCTTGCAAACAGAAATTCTGAACATGAGAAGTTAGAATCCTTCAAAGAAAACTTAAAAACTACATACGACGAACTCGCTTCTAAAAAAGACACAATCAACTATTACGATTTTTCGTATAGTTTGCTCAAAGACGGTGGAGTTAAATCCAAAATCATTAAGAAGTATTTGCCACTCATTAATCAGCAAGTTAATCGTTACTTGCAAATGATGGACTTCTATATTAATTTTACGCTTGATGAGGAGTTTAACGAAACCGTCCAGTCACCTATTCATGAAGACTTTTCTTATGCATCCTTTAGTGAAGGAGAAAAAATGAGAATTGATCTTGCGCTACTCTTTACGTGGAGAGAAGTTGCGAGAATGAAAAACTCAGTTAATACAAATCTTTTGATTATGGATGAAGTGTTTGATAGTTCTCTTGATGGGTTTGGAACTGAAGAGTTCCTCAAAATTATCCGTTATGTAATAAAAGATGCAAATATCTTTGTAATCTCTCACAAGACTGGACTTGAGGACAGATTTGAAAGTGTCATAAAGTTTGAGAAAGTCAAAGGTTTTTCCCGTATGGTAGTCTGAACCACCTAAGAACAATGCAAGTCCCAAACTGGAAGCACAACTCTGGGAAACCTCAGAAACGAAAACTTAAACCGCAAGCATTGAGGCAAGCGAAAGCAAGAAGGCAAGCACTCAAGAAGCGTCTCAATCAACGAGACGTTTCTTCTTTTTTATAAATAACTAAAAAGTATTTGTAAAATGGAAGCACAAGACATTATCAATCTTCAAGAAGCATATTTAGAAGTTTATCAATTGGACGAAAAAGAAGATAGTCCTTATGAAAAAGCATCTGATGCTGCATTGGATGCAAGATATGGTTATGGTAGAGCACAAGGAGACAAGCGTTCTTTTGGTAGAGCAGCAAATCGTTCTTCTGCTGCTGCTGCTCTTCGTGCGATTAGAAGAGGTGAAAGAAGTGGAAGTGGAACTTCAAGAGAAGCAGGTGCTGATGCAGTTCATCAAGGTTGGGCAAAAACTGCAAAAACAAGCGCAGACCAAACACCAGAAAAGAAAGAAAGAAGAGCAGGACTTGCTAATACTCCATATTCCAAACTTCCAGATGATGAGAAAGAAAAAGATAGAGTATCTTTTGATGCTGTAAGAGCAACTTATAATAGAAATAAAACTAAAAAAGAAGAATATGATATTTACGACATCATACTCTCACACCTTCTTGATGAAGGATATGCTGAAACACAAGAAGCAGCAGAAGTCATTATGGTGAATATGAGTGAAGAGTGGAAAGATGATATTCTTCAACAACTTGATGAAATTTCTGACAAAATGGTAATAGCAACCAGAAATAGATTGGCAAAAAGAACAGACAGATCTGTAAGTAGTGATGGAAATGCTTATTCTAGAAATGTATCGAGAGAAGCAAGAATGAATGATGCTATTAAAAAAAGAAATGAAAGAACAGGTAGTAATGTTGAAACTACTTTTACTCGTAGGCATCAATAAAACCACTTCTCGAACTGTCCACTAGGAGGTCTCAGGACCTCCTTTTTTTGTATAATAGTGTCATACGCAACAAACCCAATGTCCATCCGCCACGAAATCAAGTCTCAACTCGCCAAACTGCTTGCTACTGAAGACTTGGTAGTAGAGCACAAGAAGGTTTCCACTGCTTGCTTCAATGTCCATACTCGTGTACTGACTCTTCCTTTGTGGGAGAAAGCAAGCAATCTTGTTTATGATCTTCTGGTTGGTCATGAAGTCGGTCATGCTCTCTTCACTCCTGATGAGGATTGGTTAGATAAAGTGAAAGTTCCTCAACAGTTTGTGAATGTTGTTGAGGATGCTCGTATCGAGAAACTGATGAAGCGCAAATATGCTGGACTTGCTAAGACTTTCTATAACGGATATAAGGAGTTGAATGAGGAGGATTTCTTCCAGATCGAAGAAGAAGATATCTCAAAGTTTAATCTTGCTGACCGCGCAAATCTATTTTTCAAAATTGGGAATTATACTTATATTCCTATTGAAGATGGTGAAGAACAAGAAATCATTAATCTGATTTCTGCATCCGAAACTTTTGCAGATGCTTTGATTGCTGCTGAAGAACTTTACAAATATTGTAAGAAAGAAAAAGAACAAGAACAAAAAGTTGCCGACTTTGATTCGCACGAAATGAAAGGAGATTCGCAATCTCCTTCTAACGAAATTGAGGAGAATAATAACTCCTCTTCGGAGGAAGATGGCGATAGTGATAACTCACAGGAAAAACCTAGTGAAACTGACTCTTATGGTGGTACTGCTCAAGGAGATCAAACTTCAGTGAAGTCTGCGGACGAAGAGGAGGAACCAGAAGTTCGTACTGCAGATTCTCTTGAAGAAAAAATTCGTGATCTTGTTGGAAATGATGCATATGAAAATACATATGCTGAAGTTCCGCAATTAAATCTTGATACTGTTATTGGTAAGAACTCTGAGATTCATAAAGAGATTGATAATTCTTTTTCACAACAGCAGAAAATTCATAATGAGTGGGCAAAAGATAAAGCAGTTACTCCGACAAATCTTTATAAAGAATCTGACATAGAATTTAAAAAATTTAAAACTTCTGCTCAGAAAGAAGTTAATTATCTGGTAAAAGAGTTTGAGTGTCGTAAGGCAGCAGATCAATATGCTCGTGCATCAACTGCTCGTACTGGTGTTCTTGATACTACTCGCCTTCATACCTATAAGTACAACGAAGATTTGTTCAAGAAGGTTTCTGTGATTCCTGATGGTAAGAATCATGGTCTGGTGTTTGTGCTGGACTGGAGTGGTTCTATGTGCGATGTTATGCTTGATACTTGTAAACAACTCTTCAATCTGGTGTGGTTCTGTAAAAAAGTTTCTATTCCTTTTGAAGTGTATGCTTTCACGAATGAATGGCGTCGTGTGGAATATGATTATGAAACTCAACAATATACTGCTGCTGACCGCACTCCTCACTATGAGAAGAAAGAAAGTCTGTTGATTGTGGATGAAACTTTTTCGATGATGAATATTCTTACCAGCAAAGCATCTGGTAAAGAACTTGAGCATCAACTCCTTAATATTTGGCGTCTTGCATATTGTTTCTCTAGGACATATCATTCTCATTACACTTATCCCAATCGTCTGTGTTTGTCTGGAACTCCTCTAAATGAAGCACTTATTTCACTTCATCAAATTCTTCCTAAGTTTCAGAAAGAGAACAAACTTCAGAAGGTTCAGTGTATTGTTTTGACTGATGGTGAGGCAAATCAACTTTGTTATCATCGAGAAGTAAAACGTGTCTGGGAGAAAAAACCATATCTTGGTAGTGGTTATATAAATCCTCATAGTACATTTCTTCGTGATCGCAAACTTGGAACTACATATAAAATCGATTATGGATATCATGGATTTACTGATACTCTCCTCAATAACCTGAAGGATAAGTTTTCATCTACAAACTTTATTGGCATTCGTGTACTTGAAAGTCGGAATGCTCAGCGTTTCATTGGACTTTATCATTCACAAACTGATAAGCAGTACGAAAAAATCCAGAATGATTGGAAGAAACTGAAGAGTTTCACTATTACCAATTCTGGTTATGATGCTTACTTTGGAATGTCAGCAACTGCACTTGCTCAGGATACTGAATTTGAAGTTGCGGAAGATGCTACTAAATCTCAGATTAAATCTGCTTTTGTCAAGTCTTTGAAAACCAAAAAACTAAATAAGAAAGTTCTTGGTGAGTTTATTTCTTTGGTAGCATGAAACAAAAATTTCCTTTTGAGCATGTATTAAAATATGATACCAAAGAAGTTTGGATTAAATGTAATAGTGTAACTACTGCTTTAGGTATTCCTACACTTGTAGAGAAATATTATCCTGGTTACACTGCTCATATTGCCAGTTCTGACTACCTCGATAAACTAAGGAACCAGTTGGCAAACTGACCACTGAGCATCCTTCTGACACTTTTTTTCATTTATAATGACTATGTTGAAACAAAACACCACTTCAAAAATGTCACTTTCTTCTGATTACATCCGCACTTCTCTCCAGAATCTGTACGGTAATAATATTACCAGCGCAGATATTCGCGCTTGGTGTAATATGAATGATTCAAACTATCAAACCGTCACCAAAAAAATCAATGAATTTAAAATCGGTCATGGTAAATGGAACTTGGAAGTGACACAACAAAAGGTGGAAGAAATCGAACGTTCATATCAATCTCCCGCAGTTATTCCTGCTGCTGAACAAAATCTCATTCCTGATAAAGATGATACCTTCGTCAAGTTTGGCAATTTTGCTGATGTTAAAAAGATTATTCAGTCCCGTCTCTTTTATCCTACGTTCATTACGGGTCTTTCGGGTAATGGTAAAACGTTCTCTGTGGAGCAAGCGTGTGCTCAACTTAAGCGTGAACTGATCCGTGTAAACATTACTATTGAAACCGATGAAGATGATCTCATCGGCGGTTTCCGTCTTGTGAACGGAGAAACTGCCTGGCATAATGGTCCTGTAGTAGAAGCACTAGAGCGCGGCGCAATTCTTCTTCTGGATGAAATTGACCTTGCTTCCAATAAGATTCTATGTCTTCAGTCCATTCTTGAAGGTAAAGGTGTATTTCTTAAAAAAATCGGTCGTTTCGTAAAACCTGCAGATGGTTTCAACGTTATCGCCACCGCCAACACCAAGGGTAAAGGTTCTGATGACGGTCGCTTCATCGGCACCAACGTGCTCAATGAGGCGTTCCTGGAGCGTTTTCCTGTGACCTTTGAGCAGTTCTATCCCGCTCCTGCTACTGAGCAAAAGATCCTGGAAGGCATCGCTCTGGACCTTGGCGTAGAAGACCGTGACTTCTGCAAGCGCCTTGTGGATTGGGCGGACATTATCCGCAAGACTTTCTATGATGGTGGCATTGAGGAAATTATCAGCACTCGCCGCTTAGTTCATGTTGTTCGCGCTTTCAGTATCTTTGGTGATAAAGCAAAGGCAATCCAGGTCTGTGTAAATCGTTTTGATGACGAAACCAAGCAAGCATTCCTGGAACTGTATGACAAGGTAGATGCTGATTTCCAAATGCCATCACAACCTGAACTGACAGTAGAATATGTTGACTATCCTGCTCAAATTTGATAGAATATGAGGAGGTAAAACTATCTCCTCTTTTATTATGGATGAGCATCTTTACGGAACCGAATATGTGTTCTCAATTAATTCTAATGATATGATTGAAATTGAAAAAAAACCTGTAAGTATGACTGATAAAAAAAATCACCTTTGGAAATATAACGAAGATAAAATCCTTAAGGATGTTGAAGAATACGTAACCAGCACCTATCACGGTCATTACTGTGGAGATGAAGATGGTTACGATGATATTCAAACCATTGACCTTATGGCAGCAAAGAAACTGGCAGCAGGTTTCTGTCAGGCAAACATCCTCAAATATGGTTCTCGTTATGGTGACAAGGATGGGCGTAACAAGCGTGATTTGATGAAAGTGATTCACTATGCTATGCTTCTACTTCATTTTGATGGGCATTACACCCGCAAAGATAATGGTCTCTCTGAATTTCGCTGATTATTATGAAACTAAATATTTTTCTAAATAGTAATAGTTGAAGAACATTGATGCCTAAAAACGAATACAAAGAAAAAACTAGGAAAGAGTACCAACAAGAATGGAAAAATAAAAATAGAGAAAAACAAAGACAACTTCAAAGAGACCATTACAATAAAAAGAAAGAGTATTTACTTGAAAATGTCGGTAGATGTTGTGTTTTATGTGGGTCTACTTCAAATATAGAATTTGACCACATTATGCCGAGAACATCTACCGAAAAGGAAAAACAAACTAGAGAAAGAACAGGAAACACTGGAGGAAATGTTGTATGGAATAAAAGACCATCTGCAATGAGTTGGGAATGTATAAAAAAAGAAATTCCCGACTTACAATCTCTTTGCAAAGATTGTCATAGGAAAAAATCCAATGCACAACTTGCTGCTGCTTGGGAACTATTTTGTTCTTTATCTTTAGAAGAACAAACAAAATTAACAAACTTACAATATGTAAAAAATGAAATTTTCTGATAAAACTCTCACACTTCTAAAAAACTTTTCTTCTATCAATCAAAGTATTCTCTTTAAAAAGGGAAATCAATTGCGTAGTATTTCAGTGATGAAAAATATTCTTGCAGAAGCAACAATTGAAGAAGAACTTCCTAAAGATTTTGGTATCTATGATTTGAATCAATTTTTGAATGGTTTGAATCTTCATCAGAATGCTGAACTTGATTTTCAGAATGATAATTATGTTGTCATCAAAGAAGGTAAGTCACGTTCCAAGTATTTCTTTGCAGATCCTAATGTAATTGTCACTCCTCCTGAAAAGGATATTGTTCTGCCTAGTGAAGATGTTTGTTTCCTTCTTGATACCAAAGAACTTGATAAACTGCTTAAGGCTGCTGCTGTTTATCAACTTCCTGACCTGTCTGTGGTTGGTGAAGCAGGTGTGGTGAAACTGGTGGTTCGTGATAAGAAGAATGATACTTCCAATGACTTCTCTGTAGTTGTTGGTGAAACTGATGAAGTTTTTACTTTTAACTTCAAAGTAGAAAATATTAAGATTCTTCCTGGAAACTATGAGGTAGTAATTTCAAGTAAACTTCTGTCACGATTTAAGAACACTGGATTTAATGTGACTTATCATATTGCTCTGGAGCCTGATTCTACTTTTGGTTGATGAACATTTTCGTTACAAATCCATTCCCTGCTGAGAGTGCCATTTGCCTCCCCGATAAGCACATATGTAAAATGCCTCTAGAGTGTTGTCAAATGCTCTCTATCGTGGCATCAGAGAAGTGGGGACATGGGTACGGCACTCTCCCTAAGGCGGATGGAACTCCCTACAAGACCGAGAAAGGAGCATTCCGCAATCATCCCTGTACCAAGTGGGCAATGGAGAGTATCCATAATGCCTACTGGTTAATTAAATGGGGACTAAACTTGTCCGATGAATACTGCCTGCGGTATAATAAAACACACTCCTGTTATAAGACACTTGTGGATGCATACTATTTGTTTCCTAAAGGTAAGATTACAGAAGTGACTCCATTTGCTCGTGCGATGCCTGAGGAATGGAAGTTTGACGAAACTATTGATACATTTGAAGCATACAAAAGGTATATCGCATCTAAACCTTGGGTGTCTGATAATTACCTCCGTATGCCTGAACGCAAACCTGATTGGGTCTAAATTATGACAAGTGAATTTCTTTTTGTGGAAAAATATCGTCCTCAAGTAATTGATGACTGTATTCTTCCTGATGAAACTAAAAAAACATTTAAGGAGTTTGTAGAGAAAGGAGAGATTCCGAACCTTCTTCTTGCAGGTCCTCCTGGTATTGGTAAAACTACCATTGCAAAAGCATTGTGTAATGAGTTGGGAGCAGATTTTTATGTCATCAACGGATCCGACGAAGGACGTTTCCTGGATACTGTACGGAATCAAGCAAAGAACTTCGCTTCGACCGTCTCACTTACGGGATCTTCTAAACACAAAGTCATCATCATCGATGAGGCTGATAACACAGGCAACGACGTACAACTCCTACTACGGGCGAATATTGAGGCATTTTATAACAACTGCCGATTCATCTTCACCTGCAACTACAAAAACAAAATCATTGAACCTCTTCACTCTCGTTGCGCAGTCATTGACTTCACAATCAAAGGAAAGCAACGAGTGCAACTTGCAGGTAGTTTCTTTCAACGACTCCAATCTATCCTCGATCAGGAAAAGATTGAGTATGATCAAAAAGTCGTTGCGGAACTCGTATCTAAACACTTTCCCGATTTTCGACGTGTTCTAAACGAAGTCCAGAGGTATTCTACTGGCGGTAAAATTGACACTGGTATTCTTGCTTCTTTTTCTGATGTACCTGTAAATGAACTTGTCAAATCTCTCAAGGATAAAAACTTTCCTGAAGTCCGAAAGTGGGTGGTCTCCAACTTGGACAACGACGCTTCTCACCTTCTTCGCAGGGTTTATGACGCCGCTTTTGATCACCTTGTTCCCTCATCTATCCCTGCTGCCGTTCTTGTTATTGCTAAGTATCAATACCAATGTGCGTTCGTGGCTGACCAAGAAATTAACCTCCTAGCAGCATTAACAGAACTTATGTGCGAGGTTGAGTTTAAATGAAATCTCTTAAGACCCCTTGCCGCTACCCTGGTGGTAAGTCCCGTGCTTGTGAAAAGATGGGACCTTATTTTCCCGACCTTCGCAATTATGATGAGTTCCGTGAACCATTTCTTGGTGGGGGAAGCGTTGCAATTTATATCACAAAGAAGTATCCTGGATTAAATATTTGGGTAAATGACCTTTATGAACCTCTTGTAAACTTCTGGCAACAACTCCAGATGTTTGGGAATGATCTGAAGAATGAATTGGTTGATTGTAAAGTTGCTTACAATACTCCCGAACTTGCAAGGGAACTCTTTCTAAAGTCAAAGGAGCATATAAATGATGAGTCTGAAACGAACTTTAATCGTGCTGTCGCTTTCTATATTGTTAACAAATGCTCTTTTAGTGGTCTTACCGAAAGTTCATCTTTTTCAGAGCAAGCAAGTAACTCCAATTTTTCCTTGCGAGGAATTGGAAAATTGCCAGAGTATTCCAAGTTAATTGCTAATTGGCGTATAACTAACTATTCATATGATTATCTGATGGATGGAAACAAAGGTGCTTTTATGTATCTCGATCCTCCTTATGACATTAAGGATAATCTCTATGGCAGAAAGGGATCAATGCACAAAGGATTTGATCACGATAAGTTTGCTTCTGATTGTGATACTAACAATATGGATCAATTAGTCAGTTATAACTCAGATCAACTTGTAAAAGATCGTTTTAAGAACTGGAATGCTGCTGAGTTTGATTTGACTTACACGATGCGTTCTGTTGGTGAATATATGCGTGAGCAAAAACAACGTAAAGAACTCTTGCTTTTTAATTATGGAATTGAAGGACTGGTTGAACTCAATTAATTTTACAAAAGAAGATCTATCGGAGAGTATTAAAGACTATCCTCCTTACATTATTAATAAATGTTTGTCTGGACATATTGATTGTGTTCTTTTTGCAAATGAAATGAATATGATGCATCAACTTGATAAAGATATGCAATATTCATTTTATCTAAATAGTCTAAGGAAACGGAAGAGATTTTCTCCCTGGCTCCGTAAAGATAAGATTACAGACTTAGAATGTGTTAAATCATACTATGGTTATAGTAATGAGAAGGCATCTCAAGCACTGAAAATCTTAACAAAAGAACAACTAACTTTCATCAAACAAAGACTTGATATTGGAGGAAAAAAATGACTACTACGGTAGAACCTACTGTTGAATGGTCTCAGGACCAAATGGTAGAGGTGATTCTTAATGAACCTGATGATTTTCTGAAAGTTCGTGAAACTTTGACTCGCATCGGAGTTGCATCAAGAAAGGAGAAAAAACTTTATCAATCCTGCCATATTCTTCACAAGCAGGGTAGATATTATATTGTTCACTTTAAGGAACTGTTTGCTCTTGATGGCAAACATGCAAATCTTACTGTGAATGATGTTCAGCGTCGTAATCGTATTGCACGTCTTCTTGCTGATTGGGGTTTGATTACAGTGGTAAAAGTAGATTCTGTCGCTGATATTGCACCACTCAATCAAATTAAAGTTCTTTCGTACAAAGATAAAGGTGACTGGATTTTAGAGCAAAAATATAATATTGGTAAAAAAGGAAAATCAGTAGAAACTGAATAAATAGTTCCGTGCCATTCGTGCGGCACTCTACAAAAGTCGGAACACCCTAAAAAGAGGTTCGGTTTTACCATTCCTCTTTTTTTCGTTTCTTGTATAATTAGTAATGGATGCCGTAAGGATCCACAAAACACAAACTCGCTTTTAAAGGAGCTACTATAATGACTAATCTGATGAAGTATCAGGCTGCGGATCTTCCTGCTTTGCTGGAAAGAATTAATCGCAATACGATTGGTATGGATGAATACTTTGATCGTATTTTTAAAATTCACGAGACAACTTCTAACTATCCACCCTACAACCTAGTTCAAGTAAGCAACGTAGAATCGAGACTTGAACTTGCACTTGCTGGATTTAAAAAGAAAGAAGTATTTGTTTATACTCAAGATGGAAAACTTTTTGTAGATGGTAAAAAAGAAGATAAAGAAACACAATCAAGCTATCTTCACAAGGGTCTTG